GATAAATTTGTTGGTGACGATATGGCTAGAGCAATTTTCTCGGGTATTTCTGCCTTTTTCGCGAACGCACCTTACGTTCAAGATGGCGACACAATTAAGCATGCATTCCTTTCTGGCGACTCACTCTTTTTCCAAGGGACCAACACACTGTACCCCACACTTTCCACAAGTTATCAAGGAGATACTGACCTCCCAACCCCATTTACTGTTATGTATCAGACTGCTATGGTCCGGTCTGCGTTATTTCAGGTACCACTCTTCGGCGGGCTTTGGAACGCAAGAAGCTATCGGGATTTAGTATTCACTTCTCAGGCTATGCTAAATGTCAAGACTAACACCTCTGTCACCTGCCCTCCTCCTGTCATACCGCGACCTGCGTATGTCTACAACGTGATGAATAATCAAAGATTCGCGCAGAGTGCTACAGCTAGGAACAAAGTCTATGTCGATTTTTCAATCACCACATTGTTCCAAATGGATATCAATGGCTTCGCTCTTCCTCTCTTGTTCAATCCTGATGACAATGGTATAGATGTGACCCTTGCATTGACTAGTCTTGTGGGACAATCTTGGAGTACTATCGTCGGTGCACGATATGAAAGCGCTGGAAATGCGGCAATGGATATAGACAACCCAATACATCGCACGAACAGAGCACTCATGCTCCTATACCTGGGTAGCGCATGCGGATACTTCAATCCAACGATGACATGGAATGGCTTCTATTTTCGTCAAGCTGGGAAACCAGGATCCTGGGGCGCTGATTTGGACCCAATTTTAGTTCGCGGTGACTCTGCTCTCATCAATCGAGCCACATTCGTTCGTTTGAATCGTTGGGTTGTCTTCAAAGACTTTCTCTGGCAGATGTCTCGTGGAACATTGCATGCTCTGGTCCTCGGAGGAATGATCTGCGCTGTTGAGCAACCTTTGAGAGGTCTGAGCGTGATTTCAGTTTTGGCAAATACTGTTTGCGCACCTTGGACTGGTGTTAATGGACGCGCGGGGGATGAGGTAACTACCATTGGCCTGAAGTACGTTGCGATCGAGAATCTGATTCGGTCTGGTAGTTACACCGTTGCTGAAGGTGTGGTCGCTGATGCCCAAATTGCCGCTTGGGGGGTCCGCAACACAGACCATATGGATAGAGTTCGTGCTGCTGATGACGCTAACGTATTAGCCGGAGTCAACATCAGACGCGTCAAGCCCTGGGATAATGGTGGTGGATTCCAAAGATTGGCTGCTGTGAGAGCGTTAGTGAACCTAATGGCGGCAAATACACGGTAACTCTAGCCGGGACTGACCACCCTGTAGTCAGCACGCCTCTTCATC